CTACCGCGCCGCGACAATTTCCTTTTAAAAAAGTTAAGATAATATGAAAATGGCTTTGCTAGTTTAACCTATCAAAGTTGTGTTTGGTACGTCGTCAGAGGTGCGGGACATGTTGTTGAAGGCTTCCCAGAAGAGTGCAAAGATTGGATAGTCAAAGGTGTCGGATAGGTGTGTGGCGTGTTGCTGCTCTATGCTCTTGCGGCGTTCTGAGCGCTTATCTTTTTGGAAACCACCGGAGCCTTCTAATATCTCGGCGTACTCTAATGATATAATAAGGTTTGGGCAGTTGGATTCGTTGATGCGTATCTTAGGTAATCGCTTGCGACCATCATCGCGAAGCATGGAGTTAATAAGCAGAAACTTATCGGTGTAGTTTGGGTTAACTCCTACGGTCATCATGTGGACCTTCCAACCTGCGCCTCTTAGTATGTTGGCTGCCTGTTCTGCGTATGTGTACTTACTGTTAGCCACTCTGGAGTTACCTGTTCTATCGCCGTAAAACTTAACTGTTTTATTAGGGTAGCTCTTGTAGTATGGTATAAACTCTTCCATAAACAGATGGTCTAGTATCTTAGGGCTTTTTACATAAAACTCCTTTAATACCATGTACGTATCACCTTGTAGCTGGCTAACTGTTAGTGTGTTTATAGTGGCACCCCAATCGACACTTATAATAAGTGGCTCCGTGGTGTTTAGGTCGCTATCTTGCCTACAATCAAAGCTTTTAGTGTTTAATTGGTTAAGGTCTAATGTTTCTAAATAGGCGTTATTATGGTTGGTGTAGTAGTGTTTGGGTGTAAGTTGCGCATAGAAGCCATCAAGGCGCTCTTTTGGGCGTATGTTAAGCATTTCGGCATTATATACTAAATCATCTACATAAGCCTGCTTCATATACTCGAAATAATCAGATCTTAAATTTTGTAAATTACAATGGGCGGTTGCTTTTATAAAAGCAATTTTAGAAGGGTTTTTTAGGGCTTCTTCTTCCATGTTAGTAAACCATTTCCCTTTTTTTGTTAACGGGGTTGATGATGTAAACACCTCGCTATGTAGTAGTGGTGCGTTTTTAAAAATAGCTTTTTTAGCTCTATTGGTATTTTTTACGTTAATGGCTAATTTTTCATCATCTAATAAAGCAGCTTCATCGCCTATAATGGCATAAGAGTTTAAACCACGACCAGAGTCTTTATGGTCCAAGCTTACTAATTGAAAAATACAGCCATTGCTAAAATGTATAATATTATTAAAGGCATCTGGGCTTTGAAATGGCATTTTATAACCCATTTTTTTACCAGCCATGGTACCAACCACATAATCAATATTTTCATAAATACCGAATAATTCTAAACCTTCTTTTATAGATGGCAGAAACCGACTTAATATTTGGCTATACGTAGATCCTACTAAAGCAAATGATGCTCTAGGTAATTGTTTAATTAATTGCGCTGAGTGATACCCTAAATAGGTTGTTTTACCTGTACCCCTTCCCCATTCTAAATATTTTTGTTTTTGGGGTGCAAAGGCAGCAGCTACTTGGGCAGGATTTAATAATACTTTTTTATTTACCATCTTTTACATCTTCGTAAGGTACTTCTTGGGTTGGGTAATTATTAAAATCGACTACGCCTTTTTGAAGCATAGTCATTAATGCTTTTTCGACTGGTTTTGAGAGTTGAATATCATAAACCTGGGCGCGTAATTTATCGGGGTTGAATGTAGACTCTTCTTTGTCTAAATCGGCTAGTTTAATCATACGATCAAGGCATTTACCCATTATTTCTAATTTGTTATCCTCACCTGATTTTCTAGCTATATTGAATAATTTCTGATTATGTTCAAAAATGATATATCGCCAACCTTCTTTTTGACTTTTAGTAACATCGCCAAATAAAGCTAAGGCACGGTTAATGTCGCGGTATGCTGTAGCTTGACTAATACCATCAAACTGTTTCATTAATATTTTAACCGTTTTTTCTCGGGTTCTAAAATTTAATAATGAAGCAAATGCAGCTTGCCAACGTAACTTCATTTCTTCTTCTAATGGTGATAAAGAAATATTTGTTTCATCTAAATACGATGCTAGAATGTTCTCGAAATGCGTGTCTTTTGCTGCTAATAATGAAGTACTCATACGTTTAACAATTCATTTATCTTTTTAATATTCATATCGTGTTTAACTAGAAGTTTTTCGCTTCGGTTAATTTTATTTTCAATAAGTTTTTGTTTGTGTGGGTGTGTTTCGGCATCTAAATCTATATACCAGGCATCTATACGCGTTTTTATTTTTGAAACGCTACTTCTTAAATTTCTGCGTTTTTTGTCTAATTGGTACTTATCGAGGTTACTAAAATCATCTTCAGGAACTTCTAAAAGTGTTTTATGGTTTTTCCAGTGGTGTAATTCTGTCCAGATGGTATCGCGTTGTTCATCTAAAACTTCAATTTGTAACTGCATTTTTAAAGCGCTTGTTTCGGCTTTGGCCGGCAAATCGTTTAAAGCAAATTTTAATTCAATCATTTGATAAAAAATACTTTGTGCTTTTAAAAACTTTGGGCGTAATTCTGGCGGTAGATCGCCTAATCTTACATTACTAAATTCGCGCGTTATACTTTGTTGGGCTTGTAATTTTCGGGATGCTTCTATATTTATAACATCCTGCGTAATAGGTTGTATTTGTAACGGTGGTATTACTTTTTTTCGTTTTGGTTTTGGTGGCTGCATTTTTACTTTACGAAGCTCGGACACTAAGGTTGCCATATTGTAATTATTCCTGCCACGGTTTAAGCGTTTTAAAACAGCATGCTTTTTATTAGGTAAGGTGGCGTATATGGCTACGCCAACGTTATAATCTTTACTACCGTTAAACCAATCTGTAATTGCTTGCATGGTGTAAAGGTGTAAAAATGGCAATAGTGAAAAAAGGACATCACGTCTTACAATAGAAAAGCCTTTAGTGTATCACTAAAGGCTTTTAAATAAACTAACTAAATAAAAATCAACTATTAATCAGGCATCTGAGTTTTGCAATGCGTTTTTTCTGGTTTCGGCAATGTTATCTATAAGCTTATTTGTTTTTACAGCTTGTAAACACTCTACTTCATCAGTACTTTTGGCACGCTGTATTAATTTAACTATTTGCTTATCGGTTAATTTTTGCTTTTTAAGTAATTGAATACCTCCTTTCGTTGCGGTTATAAAACTAGAAAAATGTTTATTTAAATAAAGGCTAACTAATGTACTATTATTAAGTTTTTTATTACAGTCAACGCGCCCATGGTTAGGCACGTTGTGTATTCCTTTTTTTACTATAAACTTTGGTTCGCTCATACTATACTGGTGGTGTAAATTCTGTAATTACACCTTCGTAAATTGGTGCTTGGTAGGCTTGAACGTCTGAGAACTTAACAGGTATTCCGTTAATATCGCCAGGTGCTTGTCCAGAGCTTCCAGAGGCTTCACTTAAATAAGCAGGACTGTCTTCACTACCTATTTGTCTAATTTTACCATCTATTTGAGTTACTAAAAAGATCATACCTACATTTTGGTATTTTCTAATAAACCCAAGGTTACGTGCTGTAATACCTGGTAATGTTCCGGCAAAGTTATTCACGTTTGTTTTGGATCCTTTTTCGCCTTGGTTTTCGCTATCTACCAAACCTGTGTCTGGTAAGATATTAATTTTAAAGAAACCGTTATCGCCAGCAAATGTATGCGGACCAGTAATTTTACCAGCCTCTTCTAAACTTACGGCAACTCCTAAAGCTAAAGGTTTTACAATGGCATCAAAATCACTTACACGAGCTGCGTAAATAGATACTGAACTAATACCTGCAGGCGTTTCTTGGTCTGGGCAATAGTCTATATTTTCGGTTATAATTGTGTCTGTACAGTCCATAATTAATGTATTTGTTGTAATAGGTTAGAGTTTCCGTAAATAAGTTCTAGCATCACTTCTTCATCTTCAATAAGATCAGAAGTTTTGCGACTTACACCATATATATTAATGGTTTTTGATGCTGAAAATTTAAAAGAAAACTTACGCCCTTTATCGTCTGTAAAACGTTTACGGGTGTCTTTAGTTTCTTTATTATCGGCTGTTTTTTCGCCTGCAGCTTTTTGTTCAGCTACTTTTTTTGCAGCTTTATTTTGCTTTTTAGTAATTTCTGCAGCACGTTTATTGCGTAAAGCTTTAGCAGCTTTTTGGCGTTTTACGGTTGGATTGTTTTCAACCGTTTCAGTTTCTGCTTTAGCTTTATCAGCAGCGGCTTTATCGTCTGCAGCTTTTTTATCAGCAGCAGCTTTATCAGCAGCCTTTTTATCGGCTGCTGCTTGTTTTTTTTGTTCTTCTGTTAATTTTGCCATGGTTTTTTAAGTTTTTAAAAATTAAACTGTTACACCATCAAAACCGTAGTATTTTTGGTTTAAAGCAGTGCTTCCTAAACCATACTCGGCATCAGCGAAGTTTGATACGAATACCAACTCGTTAATTAAAAAGTCGTACCCTTTCCAGAATTCCATAAAGAATTTAACAACGTAATCTGCTTTTTGTACATCTGTAACAGCTGGTTTACCATCAAAGAAATCAATAAGTCTTACAAAGTTATCATCTACGGTAGCAAAAATAGTGTCGCTATCCCAACCTGGTATGGCTACTATTTCTAATTTACGTAACGGTGTTTTTACAACATCGTTTAAAAAGGTGTTGTTTCCGTAAGCTTCCATATAAGCTTCTGTATAACGCTCAAGGTTGTTTTCGCTCATGAAAATCTTTTTAACCTTCGATTTTAATTTTGAAGGTATTTGTTTTTCAAAGCTTTTTACTTGATCGATTATATTAACATCTGTTAAGGCTGTTAACGGAATTTTAAAAGGTGTGTGATCTGTTCCTGGTACGCCAACCATCATATTATTAATGGTAGCATCAAGGCCATTCATAGCATTTCCAAAGGTACCAAGTGCGCCAGCGTTATACACACCGTTTACACTTAATTCTGCCATATCATCAACTACTTTTGGGAGTAATAAATACTCTAAAATCCATTTTGTAATTGGCATATCTTCAGGCTTTAATTGCTCCTGGTATAAATGCGCAAAATATGATCCTTCAATATCGTCTGGTAAAACCTCGAAGTTTACTTTGTGACGGTAGTTTACTAATAGTTTATGTTCTATTTCTACATCGCCTAAAGCATTCCAAGCTGGTGCAAAACCTTGTACAACATTAGTGATTAATGCTGATGCTTGAGGCCATAAGCCTTTTACACTTTTAGAAATAGGTCGCGTATGCATATCTAAAGGGATATCCATACGGTTAATTTGCGCAGGGATTATTTCCTTATTTTCTGGTAAATACGTGTCTGCGTCTTTTACAATATCATCAATTGTTAAGCTCATGAGTTATTAATTTAAGTGTTTTTTAACGTGGTTATAAAATGGAGTGTCAAAATTCATGTTTGGATTTGGGTTGGTGGTGGTGGCTTTCTTTTTAACTTGGGTGTGGGTTTCTCCTGGTTGGTTGCCAAGTGCCGTTATTTTGTTTTGCATCGCTGTAAACGCATCTTTTAAGTTGGCTACTTTATTATCGGCTTCAAGCCCTAAAGCATCGTTTATAAAATCTAAAACAGCAGTACTATCGTTTTGTAATGCAATTACAGAAGCTTCGGCAGTTGTTTTTGCTTCGGTTTCTGTGGTTAAATTAGTTTCGAGTGTAGTTAATTGATTTTCTACAACTTCGGCTTCTTGCTCAGTAAGGATAATTCCATTCTTAGCTTCGCCTTCTTCAAAAGTGGTATTTAAAACCGCTTCGATTTTTGGATATGATTTGCTCATTTTTTTTGAGTTTGTTTTTAAAGGTGTTGGTGTTTTAATATTTGATTTATTAGAATCGATATCAAAATTCATTTTTGCATAATGCTCAATAAGATCTTTAGGACCCATATCTTTTACATTATCAATATTTTTAGATTTGGTTGTTAAAACTTCATCATAGAAACCATCAGTAAAAGCTTCATCGGCAGTAAAATAATTATCTTTATAATTAAGGTATTTGCTTTTTACTTCTTCGGCAGTAATACCAAGTTTAGCTTCAATAGCGGTTCCTAATGCTAGATCGTATTTATCTAACACATCGGCTTCTTCGCGCATTTCGGCTGCATTACCCCAAACGGCACTAATTACATTATGCACCATAAACAACGAGTTTTTGTTAGCGTAAGCTTTATCCCCTGCTAACATTAATAAAGCACCCATACTGTAGCAAATGCCTTCGTTGTAAGTAATAATTTGTTTTTTAGAATTGGTAATGGCATTAAAAATGGCTAAACCATCCCATACATTA